TCATTTAATAACTTTTGTTTTTGTTCTAATAATTCGGTATTCTTTGGATCTAATTTCAACAAAGAGTTAACCCCGCCTTAGCTCTTTGCTCAGACTAGATGTAGCAGAATTAACTTTGCTTAATGCATTTTGGAGACCTGATGTATCTCCTCCAATTTCTACTATAATACCTTTTATACTTCCTGCCATTTTTTCTCCTTCCATTAAAACAAGAGGGATTGCTCCCTCTTATCCTAATAATCTGTCAATATCTTTTTGTGTGGCTTTCTTACTATTATCTTTCTTTGGTTCTATAAAAGTAAGTAATATTTTCATAACATCTACATATGTTAGTTCTTTTAAATCATTAATGGTTAAGCCTACTCTTAAACACGACCCCACAAATTCGTGTTCAGGAAATTTTTCCTTGGTATTGCTTTCTCCATATAATTTATCTAATTCTTTTGTTAGCTCATTGTCTACAAAAGCAACCTACGGCATATTCCGTTACCTCCGAAAGCCAATCATCTTCTACATTAAAGTCTTTGATTTCCGATAACCACTTTTCATAATTTTCTATTTTATTATCTGCAGTATATATTAAAATCCAAGCTATTTGAGTTATTTTAATCACAAATTCATCTGTATCTTCTATCATATACTCTGATAATCGAACTAACTTTTCTTCTTCACTTATTTTTTGCTTTTGTAATTGTTGCCCTGCAACTGCTTGTCTTATCAAATAGTTCTGTACAAATTGCATATCTTTTAATATTCCAGTTTTAAAAATAGACTTATATTTTATATATGTAAGAGCATTACACTCTATTGGATATTCCATATTTTCTATCGTTATCGTTTTCATTTATTTTCCTCCTATACTCCACCTATTGTTGCATCTTTTTCGTATACATCTGTGAAGAAAGTATCATATATAGCTTGGTTTGTTTCATTTGGTTCTATTACTGCTTTTATAGTTTTATCAGTAGTACGAGGACTCATTGTTATTGAGATTGTATCTGTTTGTGGCTCTTTGCTTTCTTCTACTGTGTTCATTTCTGCACTTGGTCTAGTTGCAGTACAATCATAATATACAAATCTTCTCTTTTTAGAATCTCCTTCTATTTCTCCCATTAATGCAAAACGAGCATTGACATCATCTGCACTTTCAATTAAAGCACCATTGATATCTTGTGTTTGTCCTAGAATTTCTTTTAAAAATTCTTCTGGTGTCATAGCTATTTCTAAATCTCCTGTATATCCTTGGTTTGATGTTGCAATGAAATATTTTATATTATCTGCATAAAACGGAGTTGTTTCTCCTTCTGGATCTGCTGTTAATGATATAGCTCCAGGTACTGCAAATGGTTTTCCATAAGTTATTGTTCCTGATTCTTCAATTATCTTTGCAACATGGACATTGCTTAGTCCAAATTTTACTTTGTTTTGTGACATTTTTATTTCCTCCTTTTAAATATTAAAAAAATAACTTACTTGCCAGACTTGTTCATCTGATAAGTAAGTTTCATCCGTTTTGTTCCAGGGTATTTCTCCTAGAATTTCATTTTCTATTTTTTCTTGTTCTTTTAAATCTTTGGTTATATATGTATAATCAAGTTTTATTGGTATGTCTTTTTTATACACTTTATTATCTGCCATAAAATTATTTGTTCCTGTTGTTATGGCTACTAGATGTGGAGGTTCTGTTGCTTTTAAAAATCTTCCATAAGCATATTTGAACCCTGCCTTTTCACATTTGGTTTTCAATTCTTCTAGTGTCATTTTGCAGACCTCCTTCTTATTACCGTAGTAATTTTTTCTTCATATTCTTTTTTGTATTTTTCTTCAATTGGTCTTATGTGTGGTATTGGATTTGTTCTACCTCCATTTCGAGTTGCGTGTCCAAATTCTAATAAATGTGTTAATTGATAATTGGTTTTATTATGTATTTTTATGGTGTATCTTCCTTTGTTTAGTTTTCCTTTTTGTTTTGTCCACCCTGTATGATATGGATTTGCTCTACTACCTTTTCCTTTTGGCGATTTCTGTTTTAATTCTTCTACCGCTTCTTTGGTTACCGAGTCAGTCACTTCTCCTACATCTTCAGTTATATCTTCCACATAATCTTCCAAATATTTTTTTAACACTTTTTCCAAATCTTCTGGTTTATTTTTATTTGACATTTTTTATTTTCCTTTCACAGACAAGTATTATTTCATCTGCAGTTGGCTCTTGTGTTCTAATTATCGAATATATTTGATTCATATAAATTAATTCATTTTCGTAATTATAATTTAGAGTGTTTATTCTTAATCTCAAACTTGGTCTAAATCCTTGTTGATTGGCTTCATAAAATTCATTGGCATACACATCTTCTACCTTTATTATCGGTATCTCTTTCTCAATTACCTTTTCTTTTTCAGTACCTATTGAATTTGTTTCAATTGTGCTGTTTAACAATTTGCAAGAAATATCACGCATTGTTTTCCACCACCTTGTAATCAGAACTTAAACCTAAATTACTACAAAGAAGGTTGTATGTTTTTTGTGATAGTTCTTTTTCTTTTATATCTACATTTCCAAAATTTGATTTAACATACATAACTATTGCAGACTTTACCAGGGCATTGGTAATATCTACTTTTATGCCCTGTCTTTTTAAATCTTCTATTCCTGCATCTACCCACATTTCGATTTCTTTATCTTTCAGGGTTGCAGTTGCTATGATGCTTAATGCTTGTTTACTCAAAGCTATTAATTCTGTTTTGTCCATACAACCTTCCTCCTATTTACTAAACTGCAGCAGGTGTGTATTGACCATATGCAAAGTAGTTTGGTCTTGCTTTACCATCGAATATTGCATATCCACCATATGTAGTTTTTCTTCCTTTTATAGTTCTTTCTCTGTCTACTCTTATTGGAGTAACTTCGTTTAATATGTAGTTTCTGCAGTTTCCTACTACTACATCGTTATTTTTTAAGTATGGATCTTGTTCGATTGATACTAGGTTTGTAGCAGATAAACCTTGTAAGAATGGATAATTTCCATTTTCATCTTTGTATCCTACTATTTCAATATTTACATTGCTAGAGATGTATGCTTTTGCACCAATTCTTGCATCATCTGACAATGATTTATATGTTGCTATGATATTTGCAACTGGATCTGAACCTGTTTTTACTGGCTCTAATCCGTTTGTGATTCCTGTTGGTTTATTTATTCCATCTCCATATATGATGGCATTTACTAATGCTTTACCCATTTTATTAGCTAATTCATCTAATATAAATGCGATGAAACTTTCTACTGCCATTTCTTCTAATTTCCAAGTGATAACTACATCTTTTGCTAATTCCCAACCTGTTAATTGTAGGTTTCTGTATTCTGCTCCTTCATTTACTGTGTCAGTTAATTCTGTATACCAGTTAGCATCATCACTTTCAAACAAGTATGGTAATTCAATATTTCCTGCTACTTGTAATTTTCTAACATCTCTAAATATTGGAGATTGTTTTGTTATTATTTCCATTAAGTCTTGTCTAACAGATGTTGGTATAAATAAACCACCATTGTTTATTCCTTGCGTATCTGCAGTTGAAGCAACAAAGTCAGTTGCAGTTGTTGTGATAGCATCTCCTAATGCTCTTTTTTCATCTTCTGTGAATCTTTCTTCTTTTAATCCCATTAATTTTTTAGCCCAAGCACTTCTGTACTCTTTATCAGCTATTGTGAATTTTCTTTCTTCCATTTCTTCATTTCCTCCTAATTTGTTTAATTTTGAAACATCTATGTTTCTCTTTTCTAGTTCTTCTGTATCAGCTATTAAGTTTCTTTCTTCTTCATAACTCATTTCGCTTTCTACATTTTCTTCTGGAACTTCTTTGTTTATAGCTTCTATTTCTTTTCTTATTTCAGCTATTTCCTCTTGAGTTGTTGCCTCAATTATTTTGTTTTGAAGTTCTGTTTTTCTTTCTTGAATTTCTTGTTTTGTCATTATTTTTTTCCTCCTTTAAATTTTTCGGTTTTACCACCGATTTATAAAAATTCTATTGCAGTTCTACCACCACAAAAAAAGACCAGTTATACCACCAGTCTTTCTTCTCGAATTTATAAACTTAATAATAATTCTAGTTTTTGTTTTTCTAGCTTTAATTCTTCATATTCTCTTTTTTCTTTTTCATATTCTTCTTTGCTTCTAGCATATATTTCTGTATTGTCATATGCTGGAACATCTACAACTGACACATCAAACAATTTTGATATTCGTAATACTGTCCTAGTGTCTGTTTCGTAATCCCATTTCCTTTCTGCTACTGTGAACGCAAAACTCATTTTATCTAGCAATCCTTCTTTTATCATTTTGTAGATATCTTTGTTTTGTGTTGTATCAATTAGCTTTGCTCTTATTTTTAGTCCGTGGTCATCTATTGTTAATTCTAGACTCTTGTTCCTTGTTCTGGCTAAAATTAAAAAGCTATCTTCATGGTTATATTTTAATACGCAGTCTTTCATATCTGCACCATTAAAAGCATTTCTATCTATTATTTCTTTACACCATCCTAGGTCTGTTATTTGGTTGAATACTACTGCATATCCTTCCACTATCATTTCTTGTTTTTCTATATCTTCTAATGCTCTTACTTCTGCTAATCGTACTTCTTTAATTGCTTTTTCCATCTTTGTTTCCTCCTTGATAATCATTTGCTATGCTTGAATCTATATTATTTAGTGATTGTAGTATCTTTGCTCCTTCTTCTCCACCTAGTGGGCTAAAATCTAATAATTCTCTACCATCATCTTTTGTTAATAGTCCATATGCACCTGCAACTTTTAGTAAGTTTATTTTGCTATCTATACTTGCATATTGCAGTCTGTTTGTTGTAAATACTATTTTGTGTCCTTCCCTTCTTGCTTTGTATGTAAATATCTTTCTAGTAAATTCATCACTCATTTGAATTGCTCTTGGTTCTATTACACCTTCAAAAAATGCATTCCATTCTTCTGGTGTATATTTATTTCTTATTATTTCTTCTGATATTCCAAAATAATCAAATATGTTATTATTTACTTGCTTTAATTGTTCTTTATCTAATGTTATTGGATTCAGGTTCACTTCCTGGAACTCTGCTTTGCCATCTACTGCTGCAATTCCACTTTCATTTTCTAAATTCAAAAAGTCTTTTACAAAAGCATCTTTACTTGCTTTTATATCTTTTTCTTTTAGCATTGAATTTGAGTATTTCAAAATTCCTTTTAAATTGTTTGATGTTTTTATTGCATTTTTTATTCCTTCAGAAGCAGTATGTGCTGTTTCTAAATCTGTTTTTAAAACTTTGTTTTTAGTACCGAATACATCGTGTTTGTTATAAAAAAGTCTTAAATGTATTAGTTCTAAATATGGAATAACATAGGTTTGTCCATTCACAAATTTAAACTGCAAGTATATTGTTCCTGTTTTATCTTGTAGCAATTCATATCTTTCTGCAAGTACAGGATAAAAACCTGTTATAAATCCTTTATTGTCCTTTGCTATATACACAAAAGCATTGCAGTCTGAATATAATTGACTTATTAATTTATAAATAAAATCAAATCTACTCATAATTGGATTTGGTTGTTCCTGCAACATAAAGTTTATTTCTCCCTTTTTCACATTGCTTATTGACTCTTGTATATGTCTTGGTATTAGTTTTGCACAATGTGTTGCAATTCTATCTATACATTGTCTTGCTACTTTGCTATCGTATGTATTATCTCCTAGTGTTGTAAATGTTGCTTCATAGCTATTTAACATTTGCAATTGTGTTTTGGTTATGTTTTGCATTTGTTTCTTGTTATTAAAAAACATCTTGAATAAATTTCTTTTTTCCTTTTTCATCTTATTCCTCCTGTAGGGCTAGATAATCATTCATCTTTTCGTATAAAACACAATAAGCTATTACCAAGCTTACTGCTCCATCTATTCTTGCTCTTTGTTTTTGACCTTTTATTGGTCGTATATTATCATTTTCATCTCTTTTAACTGCTGTATTGCACAAGCACCATTTCAAAACTGGATTGTTATTGTAATTTACATTCTTTTCAATTAAATCCGCTTCTAATTGTTTCATTGGATTTGACATTGTCTTTGCACCTTGACGAACTTCATATATTTCAAATCCTTGTTCTTTCATTTCTTCCACCCAATATTGTGTGTTCCAAGGATCATATCCTATCCATAGTGCTGATATGTCGTATTCATTGTGCATTTTTATGAACCATTGTGTCACATCGCTATAATTAACTTTTGCACCTTCGCAGATTGTAACTAGTCCTCTTTTTTCCCATTTATCGTATGGTATCTTGTCATCTTTTATCTTAAATTCTAGCCTTTCGCTTGGTATAAAATATTGTTGAACTACATATTTCTTTCTGTTTTTTATAACTAGCAATGTTGCACAGGTTAAGTCCGTTGTACTTGATAAGTCGACTCCACCTATTGCATAGGTATCTTGCAATTCTTCCATTTCAAAAGTTTCTTCATTGTTTGCTATATCAAAACTTAACCACTTATCTTGGTCGTTTTGTCTAACATTGAAATCTTTACACAATAAATTTACTAATTCAGTTGGATTATTTTTTGCTCTGTTTACTTTATCCCTTAAATCTTTTATATTTTTTATTGTTCCTAGTCCTGGATTTGCTTTGTACCATTTTTTCTCATCTTGCCATTCGCTTGGGCTATCTAATTCATATATTACAGGTAGTACTGTTTCATCTTCTATTGTTCCTTCTATTATTTGTTCAAAGTATTCATATTCATTGTCGAATACTGATTCTCTTATAGTTCCCATTGTAGATGTTTCTAATAACATTGGTTGTTCTCTGGCTGACATTGAGTCATACATTACATCTAGCAAGTTTTTGTCCTTCCATGCATGAACTTCATCGCATATTACAAAATGTGCATTTAATCCATCTAGTGAGTTACTATCACTTGCAAGTGCTTTTAAAAATGATTCTGTTTCATCATAGAAAATTCCACCAACTAAACAACGGATTCTTTTGTTTAATGCAGGTGATTTCTTTATCATTCTTTTTGCTTCTTCCCATACTACTTTTGCTTGGTCTTTTTTAGTAGCTACAGAATATATTTCTGCACCACCTTCTCCATCTTTTGTTAGCATATAGTTGGCAAGTCCAGAGTCCATTGTTGATTTTCCGTTTTTTCTTCCAATAAACAATGCACCTTTTTTGTATTTTCTTATTCCTGTTTCTTGATCTACAAAACCATATAGAGCTTGAATAAATGCTTTCTGGAACAACTCTAATCTTACAGGTTTTCCTGCCCATTTTCCTTTTGAGTGTTTGCAAAATTTCTCAATAAATTCTATCGGTTTGTTTCCTTTTTTCTCATCAAATACAAATATATGCGTTTCTCTTTCTTCAGTTATTTCATTAAAAAAAGAAACCTTTCTCGGTTTCTTTAAATCATCTACTAATTTTTTATATATCCTTAATACTTTTTTACAAGCCATATCTGGATTGTCTAATAAAAATTGATAGTATTCTTCAATATATGTCATTATTCTTCATCTCCAAAACTATCAAACTCATC